AGGATTAGCAGACGGGTTATTAAATGACACAGTAATAGAATTTAGAAAATATTAAGATATGAACGAAGTAGAGATACCATTAAAGATAAGTGGCATAGGTGCAATCAAAGCAGAGCTAAGAGCTTTAAAAGGTGAGATAGCTAACGCTACTGACCCCGAATCAATGGCAGCTCTTGCAATGAAAGCAGGGGAGCTAAGTGACAAACTAAAAGATGCTAATGAGGCAGTAGCTACATTTGCTACAGGTTCAAAGTTTGAAGGTATAAGCAACTCATTTGCAGGTATTAAAGACAGTTTACTATCAATGGACTTCGCAGAGGCTGCAGAGCGTGCTAAGGTTTTCGCTTCAGCAATGGGACAAATAAAGCCTGATGATATTAGCAAGGCGTTTGGTGGACTAACAAGTACAATAGGTTCAATAGGTAAAGCATTTGTTTCATTAGGGCAAACACTACTAGCTAACCCTATCTATTTAATCGCTGCAGTTATTGCTGGTATCATAGCTATTGTAGTTTTATTGATGTCTAAGTTAGGATATTTAGAAAAGATAACTGAGGGAGTGGGTGTAGCCTTTGATGCACTAATAGAGATTATAAAAGAATTCGGTGAGTCAATGGGTATTGCAGCTGCTGAAAGTGAACAGTTTAAAGCAATGCAAGAGGCAAACACTGAAGCCAACAAGGCTTATGAAAAGGGAGCTGTTGACGCTATAATGGTAACCAATGAAGTAGGTACTGCTTTTGATATGGCTAAAGAGGGTGTAATATCTAAAAAGGAAGCACTAGATATATATAACGAAAAGTTAGGTGATACTTTTGGAGCGGCTACTACATTAGCACAAGCAGAGAAAAACTATGTAGACAAAACAGAAGCTTATATACAAGCCACAATGGCTAGAGCAAGAGCAGAAGTTTTTGCTAAGAAGGCAGCAGAAGAACAAGCTAAGGCAATAACAGCTAAAACAAAAGACAACACTACAGCAATGGACAAAACAGGTTCATGGATAAGTAGAAATAAAGCTTTAACAGTTGGACTTACTGTTGCTACAGGTGGTTTGGCGGGAGCGGTATTAGGTGCCGTTACAGTAATGAATACTAGTAATGAATCTTTACACTCTAAGAATAAAAGAAGAACTAAGGAGCAGGAAAAACTACACAATAAAACTGCAAACTTATACGAAGAAGAAGCAAAGAAGGCTTTAACTACAGCACTCGAACTAGAGAAAGCTAATAAGATTACTCACAATGGACAAGTAAAGAAAACTAAAGTACATAAAGGCGAAGCGGAAAAAAGAGCAGCAGAAGCTGAAAAGGAAGCTAAGAGATTATACGACATTGAAGTCAAAGCAAATGAAGAGCGTATCAAAATAGAGGATGCTCAATTTGACTTAATGAATGAGATTACAATGACTCAGCAAGAAAAGGAAATTTTAGCAATTCAAAAAGACTATGATAAAAAGTTTGAGGTAGCTAAGGGTAACGCTGAACTTGAAAAGTTATTAACTGAGAAACAAGCTAAAGATATTGCAGAGGTAAGAGCTAAGGTTGCTAAAGAAGATGCTGAGAAATTAGCAGCTGCACAAAAGGCCGCTAGTGATTTAATCTTTGAACTTAAAGCTACAGATGAGGAAAAAGAAATAAAGCAATTACAGGATAAATACGAAACTGAATTAAAGCTTTTAGGTGATAGCATAGAAGGTAAGCTTTTACTTGCTGAGAAACTAGAAAAAGACCGTACAGAAATAGAGAACAAGTATGCACTTGAAAGGATAGCAACAGCAGAAGCAGAACGCCAAGCTAAGTTACAGGTAGCTACTGAAGTAGTTAATGGTATTTCTGCTTTAGGTAACACTTTTATTAAAGACCAAAAGAAACTAGAAAAATTCAACAAGGCTAGTGCTTTAGTGCAAATTGGAATAGATACGGCTAAGGCAATTAGTGCTTTGGTAGCAATGTCGCAAAGTAACCCATTGAACGCTGTAACAGCAGGAACTGCAGGAATTGCACAATTCGCTAGCGGTATAGTTTCAATCCTTACTAACATAGCTAAGGCAAAACAATTACTATCTAATCCTGGTGCAAGTGCTTCGGGTAGTGGCGGTGGCGGTGGTGGTGATACAGGCAGCACTGCAGGTAACACTTCAACATCTTCAGCTACACCTTCAATTAGTTTGTTTGGACAAGGTAACAATGCTAACTCTATGACTTCGCCTACTTCAGTAGAAACTAACAACGGCATGGTGGTAACAGCTATAGTAAGCGAAACACAAATAACTAATGTTCAAAATAAGATAAACAAAATAAATAAAAACGCAGAACTATGATAAGTCTACAGGCATTAATAAACGAAATAAAAACTTTTTACGATGGACATTTACAAGTTAAGAAGTTTGGCTGTGATTTTAAAGAGCAGTTATTTAACTTTGCTACTAAAGATGAGCGTTACCCTATTGTGTTTGCCGTACCCAATTCTGCGACACCTACCGAAAACACGACTGAATTTACTTTTGATATTTATTGTTTTGATATAATCCAAAAAGATAGGGCAAACATACAAGTTATCTTAAGTGATTGTCACCAAATACTTAACGACTTATATGTATACTTTCAACTAAGTAACAACTACACCTTTGATATTGTAGGTATACCTGTATTCTCACCGCTTAACAATGATTTACTTGACTACGCTGCAGGATGGCAAATGACTATAACAATGTGCGTGAATGATTGGACTGATTGTGCTGTACCTTTAGTAAACAATATAGACTAATAGACTAATATAGTTATGAGCGTTCCAAATAATTGGGGTGATTGGAGGCCAAACCTAACCCCTCACACAGGTGATTTACAGGCAACTGATTTGATTGAGTGTACTATGATTGTAGGCGGGCTTCCTGTTAATACAGCTATTACAGGTCAACAGATTATAGATGCAGCAGCTTCAGGCGGTGGTGCAGCAGGTTACTATGCAATGTACCAGGACAATATTACACAAACAGCCGCTGTAATTAATACAGGTTATCCTATTAAATTTAGAACTTTAGACTACTCTAATGGGGTTAGTGTGGTAAGTAACAGCAGAATAACAATAGCTAACACAGGAGTATATAATTTACAATTTTCTGTTCAATTAGAAAACAGCTCAACACAGGAGCACGATGTTACTATTTGGCTGCGTAAAAATGGTGTAGATGTAACAGGTAGCTCAGGGTTTGTTTCTGTGGCTTCTTCTCATGGTGGTGTGCATGGACATGTATTGCCTGCGTGGAACTATCTACTAGATGTAATAGGTGGGGATTATTACGAGCTTGTTTGGAGTGTTAGTAGTACTGCTGTAACTATGCCTTACTATCCTGGTTCTTTACCTCCTCCTTCTGCTGCTTCAGCTATCTTCACCGTAACACAACAAGCAGGTATAATAGCAGGTACAGGTATGACTGCATTGAATGGTTTAAGCGGTGCTGTACAAACCATTAGCACAGGCACAACAGGCACTGATTTCAATGTAGTATCTAGTGGTACTGACCACAAATTTAATATACCTACTGCTTCTGCTACAAATAGGGGTGCATTAAGTACTACTGATTGGAGTACATTTAATGCAAAACAACCTACTTTAGTAAGTGGCACAAACATAAAAACAATTAACTCTACTTCTTTGTTAGGTAGTGGTGATATTGTAATAGGTGGTGGCGGTTTAACGGTAGGAACTACGGCTATTGCTTCGGGTACTATTGGAGGGATATTATTTCAAAATGGCAGTAATTTATTAGCACAAGATGCCGCTTTATTTTGGGACAATACAAATAAAAGATTAGGAGTAGGTGCAACGCCTTCAACAAGTGTTAGATTAGATGTAAGAGCACAAGGGGCTTTAAGTACTGATGTTGCTTTTAGGGTTCGTAATAGTGCTAACACTTTAGATATATTTCAAATAAATGGAGATGGTTCTGTAAAAACTAATGCAATAAATTTAGGTAATACACCCGCTTCAAATTTTAGTGCTCCTTTTTTATCTATTACTAATGGCGGTAGTACATCTCTATCTTTTGCAACAATGAGTAATAATTTATATAATTTTAACATTGATAGATTTTGTAACTTAGCAACTAATGGAGCAGGTGCAAATACTAATGCTGCGGGTGCTTTATTGTTAGGGTTAGGAGGCACACCATCTACTAGAAATTATCAATTAACTGTAGCAGGTTTAAACGCAATTTCTCAAGGTACTAACGATAGCGGCTTTGCTCAAACAGGTGCTGACACTTCAAGTAATAATGCTATGTATGTTAATTACATTGGTAAAAATTGGACTATAGGGGGAACTTTACAAGGCAACGGTAAAAGAGTTTTTTCAATAATAACAGGAACTGCACCGACTACTAATGTATTAGATGGTTTTCAACAATACTCAGCAGATATAGTGGCAGGTAATGCAGCCCCACATTTTAGAACTGAAAACGGAAATATTATAAAACTTTATCAACAACCAACAGGCGGTGCGGCTTCAACTTTTGTAACTAACACTTCGTTAATAGCAAACGATACTGCAACATTTGACGGTTATACATTAGGACAAATTGTTAAAGCTTTAAGAAATACAGGTATATTAGCATAAAAAATAAAAATATGAGTATATTAATTAAGTCAACAGAAACAAAAGATATTTTAATTGCAGGAACTGAATTTAAACTTAGTGAGGTTTACGGTAGATTAGAATTCGCAGCAAGGGCAAACGGTGAAACTTTAGAGATTTCAGTAGGTACTTATGTAAGTGGTGAAACTTATGCACAAGGTATGTTATTATATACCGATATACCAGCGGGTAACATTAACGCTACACTAGAACCAACTGAAGTACAATCTTTAGAGACGGCACATAAGTACGCTAAACTAGCATACGAAAATTTAGGTTATGAAGTAATAATAAACTTATAAAATGGCATACGCAAACAACGGTGAATTCAATGTACTTTACGGTACTCGTAGAAAAATGGCTAATGTACTTAAGAAGATAATCTTAAAGGAAGGTTTAATTGATTACGGTACGCTATATGAAAGTGTAAGGATCAATGCAAAGGTTCCCGCTTTAGGTAACTTAGAAATACAGATAATAGCAATGTATTATTTTGGGTTCTTAAACAATGGGGCTAATCTTTGGAATGGTGGCGTAATAGAACCATTTTTGTTGTGTGCTCAGTTAACTACTGAACTAGATAACCAAGGCATCACTAATGAAATTTATGCACAGTACACTGATTGGCTAACTAAACGCTACCCTATTTTACAAGTGGCTACTATTTTAGAAAGTCAAAAGAAAATTACTTATTCATTTGAGCCAATAGGTGGAAGCTTCACAGGTACTTTAACTTTTAGAGGTTAAGCTCTTTTTTCATACCTAACATATTAAACACTAACACCAGGGGTAACTCCCCTAGTGCTTCATATTTAGTCAAGTCACCACCGCACAAGTTATAGATCATTAACTCCCAACTCCACTTAGTAGACTTCTTAGTCTCTTCAATTTCTTTTATTTCTTCGGGGTCCATTGTTGCCTTATCTTCAGCTGTTAAATCTTCTTCACCTTCAGGGTTAAATAAATTCTCATAAGTCTTTAGAAACTTGTCCCTGTATTGTAGGAACTCTTGTATAAGACCGTAGACTTCAGTAACAGGCAACTCTAGAAATAAGTCTTGTCTATCTTTAGGACTATAGCTGTAAGGCTCATAGACTAGATTAGAGAACTTATCAACTTCAGTATGTTTATATCTTATGCCCGCTATAATTGCAAGGTTCTTAACATAATCATTTGCGAAATAATGCTCAAGGTCTATGTACTCATAAAGCGTAAGCTTACCAATTGGTTTAATAGTCAAATCTAAAAGCTCATTTTTAAATGAATTCTTCGGCTGTGACTTAGTAAACTCTAATTCCTGCATTAAGTCGGACATATCCTCTATGTCTATATCCTCAATATCCTCTAAAGGTATATCACAAAGCACGCTTAACGCCTCACTATTGTAAGAATACGAACCGCCTGTAGTATCTAAAGTGCTTAATTCAATAAACTGTTCAACAGTAATATCACTCCACGATAGGGGTAGTTTCATTTTTTGCTTGTTGGTTTATCTTTTGTGCTATAAAGTGTAGGTAAGGAATAGCAATATTAGCTTTTAACTCCTTAAACAACTTTGCTTTTTGTTTCAAATGGGCTTCTGCATAGTGTTCTGTGTTAGTTAAATCTTCACGCTTAAACATAATAGCAACTATTTGACTAATATAACCAGGTGCTTTAGCAATTACGCACTTTTCAATTAGCTTAGTGTCTCTTACAGAAAGCTTAAACTCGCCTACATACTTATAACCTTCTACTTCAAACTCAGTAACTTGTGTTAAATCTTCTTTTGTACTAGCATTGAATTCTTTTACCATCTCAATAAAATTATCAATGTCAGTGTCTGCGAATTCTTTTTCGGGTATACCTAAGTATTCAAAAACCTTTAAATGCTTTTCGATAGGGTCAAGCTCTTCATTAGCATTGATTGTTGTTATAGCCTCAAATTGTGCGATGCTTAATTCAGTTACTTTGTTTGGTAACTCGTGGTCTAAAATTGTTATCATAGTTTCTTTTTTTAACAAATATATAAATAAATTAATATAGACATGGCAAAAGATTTACCAATTTATAAAATTACCATTGACCCGCAATATGCAGAAGATGGCGAAGACTTAGGAATTGAGCAAATAGCTTTCACAAATATGCCCGCTATAAAGGTTAAAGGTATGGCTTTCAATAGCGAAGTAAAGGTAATGAAATACGCAGACGACTTAAAGTATAGAATTGTAGCACCCGCTATGATACCTATGCAAATATACAGATGTGATGATGATGGCTTTGAATATGAGGTTGAATTTTCAGTAAGTGAGATTGAATCTATACATGGTAAGTTTATGCAGGATATGCGTAACAAAGACTTATTCAATTTAGAGCACGACCAAAGCAAAACGGTACCCGCTTATATTTTAGAAAGTTGGATTGTAGACAACCCTAAGCAAGATAAAGCATATAGCACTTATGGTATTGAAGTACCAACAGGTACGCTAATGGTAACGGCTCAAGTTACTGATACTGACTACTATAATAAGTTAGTAGAGAATGATCAAGTAGGCTTTTCAATTGAAGGGTTTTTAGGTCTTAAATTAAAGGAACAATTAAAACTAAATAGTATGAACAAATTACCCGATGGTGAACATTTAATTGAAGGTAAAATCTATGTCGTAAAAGGCGGTGAGGTTATCGAAATTAAAGAAGTGCCTTTAGAAGATGAAATGGCCGCTACTGAAGAAGTAGAGATGGCTGAAACAGTAGTTGAAGAAGAAACTGAAGTTGAAACTGAGACACCAGCAGAAGAAGAAATGGCGGTGGACCCTACAGCAGACGCAGAAGCAATCTTAGCTATTGTAAATCCTGTAATTGAAGAGCAGGTTAATCAATTAGTAGCAATGATTGCAGACTTGAAAAATCAGTTTGAAGAAGCAATGGCTACTGAAATAACTGAAGAGACAATGAGCGAAAATGTAGCTTTGTCTGTTCACGAAAAATTTAAAGCGTATAATAAATTAAACAACTAAATAAAAACAAAATGAGAAAATTAAAATTTGATTTGGATGTACAGCCAGAAGCGTTATTAGCGGCTAATCCTGAGGCGTTTTATTCAACGGCTTATTTAACAGAAGATGTAGTTGATAACTACCGTACTTTACCAGGTGTAAAAAGTAAAACAAAATTATCTAATGTAGTATTCGGTGACATCTTACAAACTTCTACTTGTGCTTTTACTGCACCTACAGATGATTTAGGAGCTATCGAAATTGATGTTTGTGCATTGTCTGCAATGGCTCAAATTTGTCAATTTGACTTAGAGCAGTCTTTTGTTTCTTTGCAAATGGCTAAAGGTTCAAACGGTGATTTCACTGTGGCTTCTTTTATGGATTACTATTGGAATGAAATGGCTAACAAAATTCAAGGTGACTTGGAATTGATTAGATGGCAAGGTGATACAGAAGCTGAAGGTACTTTGGCTTTGTGTGATGGATATTTAGTTAGTCTTGGAGCTGATGGTACTGTAATTGATGGTGGTACAGGTGCTGTGAATGTTGGTAATGTACTTGCTAAAATGGCGGGTGTAGTTAATGTAGCTCCTGCTGCAATTATCCGTAGAAAAGCAGACCTTCGTTTTTATGTTTCTTCTAATGTTGCTAATGCTTATGAGCTTGCAGCTGCACAAGGTAACACACAAACTTATGTAACGCTTCCATTAGGATTGACTTACTTAGGAATTAAAGTTGTTGTTTGTCCAGGTATGCCTGATAACAAAATGGTATTAACACTTAGAGACAACCTTATCTACGCATTTGATGCTGAAGGAGATTCTAAAGCGTTGAAAGCTGTTAACTTATCTGACACTGTTGCTGAGCCTTATTTAAGAACTCGTGCTAACATGAAAGTAGGATTCACTCATGTTAACGGTGCTGAGATTGTTCTTTATTCTTAATTAACTAACCTTAAGGGGGGCAACCCCCTTTATTAAAACCCTATAATTATGGCTTGTGATGCTTTAGAAACGATTGTAAAATCGTGCGACAACAACAGCGGGGGTATTTACGGTATTTGGATTAATCAACAAGACAATATTGCAAGTATCACCCCAACTGATCCTTCCGCTTCAACATGGGAGATTTCAGCAATAACTTTAGCGGCTTTGGCTCCTAACTTTACTGAGTTTCAAATTAAAAGAAATACTGGTAGCTTTACTGAAGAGGCTGCAATTGATTTGATTAACGGTTCTTCTTATGTAACTCAAACAATTACTTTGATGTTTCACCGAAGAGACAAAGATAAATCAAACGCAATTAAAATCTTAGGTTCAGGTCAACAGTATTTAACTGCTATTGTACTTGACGCTAACGGTACTTATTGGTACTTCCCATACCTACAAGTTACAGGTGTTGGTGAAGGTTCAGGCACAGCTCGTGCGGATGGTTCTAAATATTCCGTTACACTACTTTCTGAAAATGAGTATTTGGCTTATGCAATTGACCCTGCTGCAGTTACTGCGGTTATCTAATTACTGATTACTCTATTAAATTACCCTGCCAATTTAGGCGGGGTTTTTTATTTGTAAACAAATTGAACTTTTATAACAATATAGTTATGATTTATTTAGAACAAGGCGAAATAAACAAGGTAATTTTAACACTTAGCGAAGTATCTACTTTAGCTAATCCTTATTATCTTTTCGTTTTCACTAATGAGATGGACACTACAAGCACGCCTGTCTTATTTACTACACTAGATACAAGTGCATACACCAATAGATATAACTTATTCTTAATAGATGAGCCTACAGAACTCACCTTAACCAAAGGACAGTATATTTATGAAGTCTATGAAAGTTTAGTAGTGCCTGAGTCAATAGAAGATACTACAGGCATAGTAATAGAAGAAGGTAGGATGGTAGTAAGTGGACCAGTAATAAACACGATATACGCATAGACTATGGCATGGTACGATATTTTTAAAGCAAGTAATAAAACAGAAGTAATAGAAGGTTATCAATCTTTTAGTACACCCTTCCAAAAAGTAGGCGGTGCTAACTTGTCTTTACCTTATGTTAACGGTAGATTTACTACAGCTAACTATATACCCTTTGGTGAGGGCAATTTATACCCTGAGCTTCTTAATCAAATGTATTATTCTAGTCCTTTGCATGGTGCAATTTGTGACTACAAAACTAATGCAGTAATTGGTGGTGGTTTTGAACTTGTAACTAACAACTTAACACCACAACAAAAGCTAGACCTTTACACTTTTGAGCGTAAAACTAAGCTAGATAAAATGGTAAAGGCTACGACAAGGCAGTTAGTGATCCATAACAGAGTATATTTTAAACTATGCTTTAACGAAAAGCGTGAACTAGTTAAGATTGAAAATTTAAGCCCTGAAAAGATACGAGTAGGTAGAGATAAAAAGACTTATTTTATTTGTGATGATTGGTCTTCTAGAATAGATGTAAGACAAATTAAAAAGTACCATATAACTAACCAGGATTGTGAACAATTATACTGCTATGAAATTGAAAGCATTGGACAAGATTACTACTCTTTACCTCAATATTCAAGTGCTTTAAACTTTGCTTTTTTAAGTGGTGAATTAAGTTACTTCGCAAAATCAAACATACAAAACAGTGTGTTCCCTTCTTTTGCTATGATGTTTCCTAAGCGACCACAAAGCGAAGAGGAAAAAGATGTACTAAGAAGAACAATTGACAAGCTAAAAGGTGCGGCTAATGCGGGTAAAGCTGTAGCGTTCTTTGCAAATTCAGCAGAACAACTGCCTAAAATAGAAAGCTTGCCTACTAATGGTAATGATAAATTATTTCAAGAGGCTTCACAATTAAACACTGAGCAAATTTGTTTTAGTCACACAATTGACCCTATCTTAATGGGTGTAAGAACTACAGGAAGCTTAGGAAGTGGTAGCGACATTAAACAAGCTTATGTAATATTTGAAAAGAATGTGGTAATGCCTTTGCGTGGTATGGTTCAAGACATCTTCAACGAACTATTGAGTATATCTAAACTTAGTGCTGAATTTAGTATTAATAATTTTCAAATTATCAATGAAACTATCGTACAATTAGAAGGTGATACTTCTAAAACAAATGATGCTTTGAACTCTTTGAGTCCTTTAGTAGCAACTAAGGTACTTGAAACAATGACAATTAACGAAGTAAGAGCTTTAGCCTCGTTGCCACCCATTGAAGGCGGTGATTTAACCCAAAGTGCTGCGGCAGCTGCTGCTGTAGTTACTACAACACCTGTATTGTAATGCTATACTTTATAACTGAAACCTACTTAAAAACGAATACACCAATAACAGCCAATGTAGATGTTACTGATGTAACGCCATACATAGCTACACAGGCCCAATTAAGAGTACAGCCAATATTAGGTAGTACTTTTTATAACGGATTGCTTACAGCGTACAATGCTCAAACATTAAGCCCTAATGAAACTATATTAGTTGGGTTTATACAGCCTGTAATAGCGTGGCGTTCTGCAGAAGATGCTGTCTTTGGTTTAACTTACCAATTAAAGAACAAAGGTTTGCAAACTCAAAGCGGTGATTTTAGCGGTTCAGTAGGTAGGAATGAGGTAGCTTTTGGGATGGAACACTACGCACAAAAGGCGGCTTTCTTTGAGCAAAGATTAATCAATTATTTACTAGCTAATAAAGATTTATTCCCTGGCTTTACAGATGAGGCAAATAGAGATACTGATTTACGCCCAATGATTGACAGGTGCAATTGTCAAGGTACTTGTTTAGGTAACTGCGGTGGTTTTCAAAGAGATAACGGTTATAACAATTCAATACTTATACTATGAGCGTAAATTTAATTAAAGATTGGCAACTTTTAACAGTAGGTGATAATCCTACAAATAATAGCTTATTTGATATAGCTGAATTTTACGGTGTAGACGCTGACAATAGTTATGATTTACTAGGTGATATTGCTGAGTATTTTGGTTATAATCATGAAGACCCTAATTTATTTGGTGTACCTTATATTCAATATATTAGTAAAAAATTAGGGAGTGAAGAACCTGAAGGCGGTTCTTATCTTCAAGCAATAGTTAATCATTTGTAATGAGACTACAGCTGTTCATTTTACTAGCGTCAATTCGCACAAGCTCACCGAAGTTGCTTGCTGTATTATGGACATTTTTTTTACCTGTAGCTAACTTACTTTTTTTAGTAGGTTTTTGTATCCTACTGGATACAGTTTTCGGTTTATGGAAGGCAAAGAAATTAAAGGAGAAAATATCTAGCAGAAGATTGTCTGCTATAATATCAAAGATGATGCTGTACCAAATCACCGTTATACTATTTTTTCTTATAGACAAGTTTATTTTAAACGCTATAATGCTTAAGTTTTTTTCTGTGCCTTTAATGCTTACTAAAGTGATCGCACTTATATTAATTAGCATTGAAATATTTAGCATAGATGAAAGTTACAGGGCTGTACACACTTACGGCTTATGGTCCGCATTTAAGAAAGCAGTAGGTAGAGCAAAAGAAATTAAACTAGACATAGATGGACTCAAAGATTAATGCTTTTGTACACTTCATTAGAAAGTGGGAAGGTGGACTAAGTCGCCACACTTCAGATAGTGCAAGCTCTTACCCTTGTCCTACTAGCTTCAATGGTAAAAGTGGTTACCATACCAACGCAGGTATAACTTACGCAGCGTGGGTTCATAGCTTCGGTAAAGCAAACGATAGCCGTTTTTTAACTATGAATAGCGAAGATTGGTTTAAAGTGTTTAAGGGGTCTTATTGGGACGGTGTTAAAGCTGACAAAATTAGTGATATTACTGTAGCTATATTCTTAACTGAAATAGCGTGGGGTTCAGGTACAAGTCAAGCAATTAAGACTGTTCAAAAGTGCGTTAATCAATGCGGCTTAAAGGTAACCATTGACGGTGCAATAGGACCGCAAACAATCACCGCAATAAACTCACTTAATGCTAGAGAATTACTAGCTGTTATGTTTGTAGAGCGTGAAAGATTTTTCAGAGCGATAGCCAAAGGTAAGAACTCAGTGTTTCTTAAAGGGTGGTTGAATAGATTAAACGACTTTAAAGCTTGTTTTTATGCGATTTAAGACACTTATAATAGTTTTAAGTACAATCACATTGCTTTTAGCTTGCAGTCAATCTAAGCGTGCTATATGGCATTACAATAAAGCTGTAAAAAATGGGCTATCTATTGACACCGATACAATAAGAGTAGCAACTATTGATAGTGTAGCGGTATCGTATAACGATACTATTATATTTGAAAAGATATTGAGGTACAAAGATACTGTAATAAGAATTTTAGAGCTGCCTAAGACCAGGTGGCAAACACGAATAGAGTACAGGTACAAAACACAACTTGTTAAGCAGGATGTTTTGAAGTACAAGTACATCTATAAAGATAAGAAACAAGAGAAGGCCAAAACAAATTGGCGTTTATTCTTTTGGGGGTTATTAGTAGGGTTCATTTTAAACTTTGCCTTACGAATTTTAGACAAATTATACAACCCTTTCAATAAATAGTTTACATTTACACTAAAAAAATTAAGTGTATGACTAGAAACCGTTTATTTTTCGATATAGAAACTAGCTTTAATGTAGGTATATTTTGGCGTAGTGGTTACAATCTTACAATCAATCCTGGTGACATCATACACGAGCGTGCAATTATTTGCATTTGCTATAAGTGGGAAGGTGAAGAAGAAGTCCATAGTTTAGAGTGGGATAAAAACCAAAGCGACAAGGCAATGCTTAAGAAGTTTTTAAAAGTAATTGCACAAGCTGAAGAAATAGTGGCCCATAATGGTGATCGCTTTGATATGAAGTGGCTAAGGACCAGGTGTATATTTCACAATCTTAAAATGCCACCTGTATATAATACTATTGACACCCTCAAAGAAGCTAAAAGATACTTTAACTTTAATAGTAATAAACTAGATTACATTGCTAAATTTTTAGGCGTAGGTGCGAAGCTTCAAACAGGCGGTTTAGATTTATGGAAGGATATAGTATTTAAAAAGTCACCTGAAGCAATGGATAAGATGATAGAATATTGTAAGATGGATGTTACCGTATTACAGGCAGTATTTGATAAGCTTAATGAGTACACCCAAACTAAAGTAAACTATGCAGTATTAAGAGGTGGCGACAAGTATAATTGCCCTCAATGCGGTGCGACTCATGTACACTATAATAAGAAGGTAACGACTGCAGCAGGCACCATCCACCATTGGTTAATATGTAAGCCTTGCAATAAGTATTTTAAGATTAATAACAAGACCTATATAGATTATCTAAAGTATAGTATTAAAAAGAAAAATATTTCTTAACTTTACAGCACTCTCATAGCGTGAGTTAATTTACCCTCGTTAGTCTTCGGATTAGCGGGGGTTTTTTGTTGCAAAATGCTTAACATATTAGCGAAAATCAATCAATAATGCTACTTATAGATAGCATATTAGCCACTTTTTGTAAACTATATAACACATTATCTGTAAAATTTAGCACTTTCTTATTTAGAATGAATATAAATTACACTTATTTTTTTACTAAAACCCTTGATTTTACTACATTCCTTATTTAGAATGATTATAAATTAGCAAATAGTTATCTACATATGTAAATAAGTATTACATTTGTGTATACCAAAACGGTAAAACAATTAACAATTTAATTTAAACGCTATGAAAAAACTGATTGATTACTTTACACCAACAACAAAAGATGATGCTGAGTTAGGCAAGGCAATGCTTATAATAACAGGGGCAATTTTAATAATTATTTATTTAGCTAACATATGAAAAACTTAAAAGAAAAACACGAAGCTTGTATTAGAACCATTGATTTAATTATTGAAGGTCAAAGAACTTTAGATGAGATGATTTGGAGTAACGGTAGAAACGAAGAACAAGGATTGACACCTTATTACACTGAAGAAAACATACAAGCAGAAATTAGAGCTATTAACAGACTCAAAGCAAGATACACATTACTAACGGCTAAACTTTAAAAGATGATAGAAAAGGAATATGATTTTTCAACTGACCGCAAATGCGAAGTACAATATTTCAGCGAAGATTGCGAAATAGAATTTTTAGTGAACTTTAACTGGAGCTTCGGTGCGTGGAGTTATGATGGCGACTTAGACATTGAAGTTGAACTGCAGGATAGCTTACAGATAATCAACGGAGTTAAGCACTACTACTACCCTAGTGTAAGTCAAGTAAACGAAATGGTAGAATTTATACAAGAGCATATATTAGAAGACCCTAACGACTTTGGCTTTGAAGGCTTTGTAGAAGATGAGAGAGATTTTCAAACCGATAATACTGAATATTAATATGAAACAAACAGCAGTAGAATGGTTATTAGAAAACCTAAACTCAGAACCGTATAGTGAAGAAGAATTTAATTATAACTCTGATTGTTGGGATAAAGCCAAAGAAATGGAAATAAAACAAATTAAATATTATTCAGAATTAGCAGTAGAATGTTATAAAAGAAAAAGAAAAATATTAGAATATTATAAAAATTAAACTATGGAAAATATATTTACACCCACAAGCTTCAGCATTAAACGAAAGATGCAATGGTGGCGTAACCAATCCTCACACGAGGATAAAGGCGGGAGCTTTGACTTAGATTTGTACCTTGCTTATTTAGAAGCGCAGGATGATTATTTAAACCCTAAAACACAAGACAATGAGCAATAAAGTAGAAGAACGCAGAGAATTCAATAATGAGGCAATAACGCAGCAGTGGTTATTTGCTGATATGAACGGCAACCTAACACTAAAGCAGTACCTTAACTTTAGGGAGTGGTATGTAAACAGGTGTAAGGAGCTATTTGCTTACAATAAAAACACGATATTAAGGCACTTTGATAGTTTCTTTTTAGTATACGGCTTTGATATTTTACAACAACAAACAAACGGAGATGAAATCATATAGACTAACATACGAAATAGACGGTAACGCAGTTGAAACCTATTACTTTATTTGCAGAAATATTGCAGTTTGGAAAAAACGACAACTTCAAAACGACGGTAACCACTATTCAGGAACTTTTAAAATTACAACAGTATGAATGTAGTAAGTTTATTTAACGGAATGAATACAGGTAGACAAGCATTAGAAAATGTAGGTATCAAAGTAAATAAATACTATTCAAGTGAAATCAAACCTTATGCAATAGAATTAACTCAATATCATTTCCCTGATACTATTCAAGTTGGTGATGTAACTAAATGGAAGGAATGGGATATTAATTGGAGTAGTATTGATTTAATTTTAAGCGGTTCACCTTGTCAAGATTTATCTGCTGCAGGAAAAAGAGCAGGAATAAATGGAAGTAAAAGCAGTTTATTTTTTGTGTTTGTTGAAATATTGGAACATATAAAAACACTAAATCCAAAGGTTTTATTCTTACAGGAAAATGTAGGGAGTGCTTCTAAATTAGATGTCGGGATAATGAGTAGGGCTTTAGGTGTTTATCCAGTGCGTATTAATTCAAAATTAGTTACAGCTCAACTTAGAGATAGATATTATTGGAGTAACATAAGAACCAAAGAAACTATGTTTGATTTAGTAACCGATATACCACAACCAAAAGACTTAAAAATAAAATTACAAGATATAATTTTAAGTGGGAAAGTAAACAAAGAAAAATCAAACGCTATTATTCAAAGATATATTGGTGCTTGTCCTAAAACTGAAATTGCTCTGCAAAAGTTTTTAAAAAATAGAGTAGATTTCGGTAGCTATTGTGAAATAATAGAAGATAATAAATTGAGGGTATTTTCAAAAATAGAAATGTGTAGATTGCAAGGTTTCACAGACGATTATTGTGATATACTTTCAGAAGAAGAATCAGGTAGTTTATTAGGAGATGGATGGACATTGCCAATAATTGAACATATATTTAAATTTATAAAAAGATGAGCAGAATAGAAGAAATAAAACAAGTGATAATTGAGGAAGGCTTAGACCTACCAAACAGACAAAGAGACAAAGTTTATAGACGCTTTTTTTTAGCTCACCTGTTAAGAAAAGAAAAGTTAATGCTTCGTGAAATAGGCGAGATATTTAATAAGACTCATGCAACAATAATACATTCAATAGAAAGCCATAAGCACTGGCATAGAGTTAGAGATGAACAATATTTAAATTGTACACTTGACTTAAGAGAACGCTTCCCTATTAGAGTAACGCTAAGACAGGAAATACTTAAAGTAAATTCAATGCGTGAATTAACCGATTTAAAAAAGAAAATAAAAAGTTGTTTATATTAAATTAATTGTTATATTTGTACCGTTCACCTCTAACATTATATGAACGCAAAGAAATTATTACCCTTTTAAAGGATGTTGAGGTTAGAGGCAACTGAATTTATTAGGGTTTTTTTATGCATTAAATTTAAAGATTATGAAAAAAGAAAATGATTGGTATTTAATTGAAGTTACAAAAACGCATATTAAAGAATTTAATTTGACTATATTAATTTGCACTTATTCAAACGGATTAAACGAAAGACAAAAAGAATTAAGACACGGTGAAAACATTGAAACAATTTTGAGTTATGATAGGTTGGATTAAAATACATAGACAAATTTTAGAGTGGGAATGGTATTCAGATAACAATACTTTTCGTGTTTTTTTACATCTTATTCTTAAAGCTAATCACAAAGAAAAAAGATTTAAAGGAATGGAATTAAAAATTGGAACGGTTATAACTTCAAGAGATATTTTAGCAATTGAAACAGGGTTAAGTGTAAGACAAATTAGAACTGCATTAGATAAGCTAAAATCGACCAACGAAGTGACCATCAATACAAGCTCACAAGGTACTATAATTCAACTTGTTAACTACAAAAAGTATCAGTTAACGACCAACGAAGCGACCAACGAGCGACCAATGAATGACCAACAAGCGACCACTAACAAGAATGAAAAGAATGAAAAGAATGAAAGAAGTATATTTATAGAACCTACTTATAATGAAATTATTGAATACTGCACACAAAGAAAAAACGGAATTGATGTAAATAAATTTCTTAACTTTTACGCTTCTAAAGGTTGGATGGTCGGAAAGAACAAAATGAAAGACTGGAAAGCCTGTGTAAGAAGTTGGGAAAAGCCAATTGAAATACCTGAAGTAAACGAACCTAAAAAATGGAAAGCACCGTGGAGTTAAATGGATATAAAATAACAGAAGCAGGTGATGTAATTACTGACTTGTTTAAATATAGAGATAACTATAACCAAAAAGGAAAATACTTAGGTTTTAAAAGTTTGCACGAGCATTACTCAATGAGCTTAGGAAATTGTACAGATTGGACAGGGTTCCCTATGAGTGGTAAAACACAAGTTCTAATGGAGTGTTTAATGAATACATCTAAATTTTACGGATGGAAGCATTTAGTTTATTTTCCTGATGTTGGTTCTAATGTAGAAATAGTAGCTGATTTAATACATAAGAAGACAGGTAAGAGCTTTAATCCATTAGACAAGAATGTTATACAAGATAAAGAAATAACAATGGCTATTGATTGGGTAATACAACACTTTAAAATTCTTACTCGTGAAGATGTAAAAGCAAAGCTCACACCAATTCAATTTTGGGATATGGCAGTAGAAATAAAAAAACACGGAGAATTGCACACGGCTTCAATTGATAGTTGGAAGGATTTAAACCACCCTTATAGTGATTATGGAGGATATGCTCAATACCTTGAATATGTTTTACCTTACAGGAATCAAATAGCTGAAGATAATGATTTACATTTGCACACGATCATACACCCAAAACTAACCGAAAAAGAAAACGGTAAAAGAAATGCACCTGTACCTTATGATTTAAAAGGTGGTAGTGAATGGTTCAATAGTGGTAAATGTATGATTACAGTGCATAGACAAGACCCTACTTTTAATTTAGCAGAAATACACTTCAATAAAATTAAACCACGAAGCAACGGAAATATAGGAATGATTGAAATATGGTTTGATAAAGAAAGGTTAAGCTACTTTGAGCAGACAAGTCCAGCACCAAATGTATTTGTAAAAGAATTTGCTTGTAAGCAACAGGAAATAAAAAAGAATATAACAATGATAGAAAGAAAATTAAACGACTTACCATTTTAAATATGAACTTAGAACTTTTAAAACAGAAAGCTATTCTTAAGAAAAATATAATTAAGATAGAAATATCAAAAGATGAAATAATAAAAAAGCACCCGAATAGAACCGATTTAATAAATTCTATGCAGGAAAGCCAAACCGAATTAGAAGATGTATACGCTTTTATTCACGAGATGGAAAAGCAGCTGCGTATGCAAGTAGAAACTTCTTACAGGTTGGAACGCTTAAACCTGGAGTTAAAGTATGAAGTAAAACAAGCAGAATTAAATTTGAAGATGTATGAGATGTAAAAATTGTAAGGATCAATTTGAGCCTGTTAAGTTTCTTCAAAAGTATTGCTTTAAACCTGAATGTGTAAAAGTTTGGGTTGAAACTGAAAACGCTAAACAATGGACAAAGAAGAAAAGCCAAATGAAAGCCGATTTAACGACCACAAGCGACTATCTTAAGTTAACTCAACAAGTATTCAATAAGTTTATTCGGATGCGTGACGAGGGCTTAAACTGTATTAGTTGTGATAAGCCACCCCTCAAAAAAAACTGCGGGCATTATTATTCACAAGGTGGACATTCTGCGGTTAGATTTGATGAGGATAATTGCCATTTGCAGTGTGAACACTGTAACACTTTTTTAAGCGGTAACCTATTGAATTATCAAATAGGAATAGAAAAACGAATAGGAGGCGAAAAATTAATGCAACTGCAAGCTAAGGCACACGATATAAAGAAGTGGACAAAAGAAGAATTAAAAGAAATAATAGAAATTTATAAAAAAAAGATAAAAAATATTGCAGATTAAAATAAAAGTATTATATTTGTGTATAATTAAAAACAAACGCTATGAAAAATTTATTTAAAAGTTTAGCTGAATTTCAACAGGAAGTACCTGTTATTCACAAAGCAACACAAGGTTACGGTTACACTTATGCAGATTTACCTAAAATCTTTGAGACTATTAACCCATTACTAAAGAAAAATGGCTTAGGATTTACTCAACTAATTAACGGAACTGATTTGATTACTATTTTATTTCATTGTGAAAGCGGTGAAAGCATTGAAAGCAAGACTGCTATACCTCAAAATGTACAATTGAAAGGAATGAATGATTTTCAAGTATTGGGTAGTGCTATTACATATTTGCGTAGATATGCTTTATCTTCGATTTGCGGACTTGTAACTGACAAAGATACCGATGCTTCAGGTGAACAAGTAAAACACGAACCAAAGAAGCCGACTATTGATGCTAAAAGATTTAATTCTGCATTACAAGCTATTATAAACGGTGAATACTCAGTAGAAAAGCTTACAAGTGATTTCACTTTAACTACTGACCAACTTAAAGCTATTGCAAAATGAAAGTAAGATGCAGCCAATTAGGTAAGATAATGACAAAGCCTCGTTTAAAAAGCGAGGTGTTATCACAAACCACAAAAACTTATATTCAAGAGCTTGTTCTACAGGAAAAGTACGGCATATACAAAGAATTTTGGAGTAGGTACACAGACAAGGGAAACCAGGTAGAAGATGAGGCTATCAATTTAGCAATGGACACTTTAGAAGTTGGGTTTATATATAAAAACGAAGAAAGTTTTTCAAACGATTGGATAAAAGGTACGCCCGATGTTAACACCGAGGTCCTGTTAGATGTTAAGAGCTCGTGGGATGCTACTACCTTCCCCTTCTTTGAAGATGAGCTACCTAATAAAGATTACTTTTACCAATTACAGGGGTATATGTGGCTAACAGGTAAGCAAAGTAGTTTTCTTTGTTACTGCCTGATTAACACACCATTTGAAATAGTTGAAGATGAGGTAAGGCGTGAACACTGGAAGCAACAATCAATAGATGAAAGCGAAGAAATCAGAAACTTTGTAGAAGCAAAGCATAACTTTGACCATATACCAAAAGAAAAGAGAATAAAGACTTTTGTTATTGAAAGAGATGACGCTATAATCGAAGAGATAAAAACACGAATAGAATTATGCAGAGAATACTATAACCAACTAATAGAAATAATATGATAATTTTACTAACAATACTGCTCACACCCGCAATAGTTTGGGGTTGGGTTTGTTCAATAGCTTATTTACTAACACTTAAAAACGATTAAAA